TTATTGCCACTTTATACTCTTTATCAAAGTCTTTTTATTTCGTGAGTATCTATTACCTCTACTCTCATGCAGAGTCGCTGGGCGAAAGTTCCCCAGTTTATCCCTTTTCAACCCTAAAATCACTACATTTCTGTGCTTATCTTTATAAAAAACGACACTCAATTTCATCGTGTTCCTTGATAAGTCTTTGTCTAAGATGCATACCTTAACTTTGTCACGATAAAAAATCTCATAGAAAAAATCATAATTTTCAATTCTTGGTAAAACTTCACGAAAACTCTCGTTGCTATAAAACTCTTCTAACCTAAAGTTGCCTGTCTTTACTTGTTCTAACCAAGTACGTGCGTATAAACCTGTTTTTAACTTATGTATACCTAAAAGATGAAATAAATCTAACGTTTCAAATTTTACAATAAACTCTTCTAATCCTTTGTACCCAGTTATAAACAAACAAGAACGCCCATTAAAATTTAACTCATAATCCTCAACTATTTCTCTAATTTCCACAACAGTATTCTTTCTCAAAAATAAAAAGCACGGACCGGATCTATCCTCCGGTCGGGGCTAACGATTAGAGTTGACGGCTCTAATTCTCCATTGTGCTTCTTGGGCTTATCGCAGGAGAACAGTTCTTAAGCTCTGCCAAGCCATATAATGTGCTTCGATTATATGTCTGTGTTGCCACAGATAGAGAGCGGTTAGAAAGGAGGTGATGAACGGAATTTCATCTATTTTCTTAACCACGTACATTATTTCACAACTTATCATAACTTGTCAAGAAAAATCTTCGCAAACAAAAAACCCAGCAAACGCTGGGTTGAAAATGCTATTCTACATTGCCCCACACTTCTGTGGTCTGACCGTTCTTACGAACTTTAATCGGCATCCAACGACGAATACCTGTGCTGGCAGAAATCCAACTAATCCATACGAAGCCGTTATAATCGACACGGACGCGGTCATAAGTCACTGACTCTCCCCTGTAGTACATGCCTTGTGTACGACCGTTTAAGTTCGGCTCGTTGCGGAAATAGATGTTTTCTGTGGCTGTAAATACACCTACTTCCGCATATTCACGAGTGCCAGTATTCGCACTAACAGTTTTAGGTTGGGCAGTCGATACTTTAGGGGCAGGCTGTGGTGGTGTTACTGCTTTGCCTTGCAGTTGTAAGAGATAAGCTTGTACTTTGCCTTTAAAACCTTCCCAGTTGCCATTATCCAAGATACGGTGCGGGCAATACTTACCAGACCAATCTTGGTGTTTGCGGATACGGTCAATGCCCCATCCCATCTGATGTAAGATAATCGCTGCCAACTTAGCACCGTTATCCTCAGCTTTCGCATATTTAGGATGTCCAGGAGTCAGACTATAGCAAATCTCAATACCAATTGATCTACGATTGCCTGTACCATTTGTACCGTCTCCGCAATGCCAAGCGTTCCGATTGTGCGGGATGGCTTGGATAGCCTGCACGTCGTCCACGGCCCAGTGATAGGATACCTCGTTCCAGTTGCCGTTCATGTAGCTGATTTCAGCCAGCGCAGACGCATTGTTGGCGGTGTTGTGGACGGTCAACCATTGAGGGACCATAGCGTTTGGACACTTGATACCATACTTAGCAGCAGGTACAGGCATTTGAATCATTTTAAGACCTAGATTACTCATGTTCTACTCCTTTGCCGTCTAAATCATCCGTTTTCGGAAATTCGTGGTCAGCGATATTTTTTTGATAGAGTTTATCATCAAACTCAATAACTTCGTCGAATTGCAATTCCATTGTTAGTCCTCCTTTTCAAAATTAAATGCAATATTCCCCTCGCCTAAATCTGCTTTCATTTTTTCAGACTGGATAGTCCCAGTAGGAATTTTGCTGGTATCAAGGGTTTTAGGTTCGCTTCTAACTAATTTTTCAAGCGCAACAATCACATTAGCAAATATACTTGTATCCCCTTTTGCTTTTCCGTAGTTCTCGACTAAGCTCTTAAAGGTCAAAATGAGATAGCCAACGTAAATTGTATAGAGGAATGCCACACCCGTTTGCTCGGGCAACAAGACGGACATCGGAATCAATACAGTAAGTAAGATAATTCCCATCATCTTGCGAATCAGCCCATTGATGCCGATTTTAGACTTGTACTCAATATCAGGATTAATCATAGCGGCAAACGTACCTGACAGAAAATCAACAATTTCCATGATCACGATTAAGCTAAGCAAAAAGAGGACAAGACCGTCCTCTGTTGCGATGAGCTCACGTAGAAAATCAAACATCCCTGCAGGATGTTGCGGTGTTTTAAATAGCATCATAATATCACGCCTCCGCTCCTGCTGTTGGGTCTGTCCAGTCTGGATTTCCATTCTCATCAAATTGCATGATGTAGAACTCTTCGTTGAAAAGGTCTGCCACGTTGATGGTCGTAGTAGTCCCACCCCACTGGTTAAAGGCCCAAACAGTTTCAACTTCTACGAATTGACGACGGCCTTTGACAATACCCGGTCGACGTTGGACATCGCGGTACATGTAAAAATCATTTGTCGCATTTTTACAGCGAATAAATTCCCCGTTTTCCTTCATATACTGCAATGCAGTCGCAAGGTCAAATGGTTGTGTTGTTTCTTCCAAGTTAAGCAATGTGTTGTCTGTAGTTTGAGTCATGATTATTCTCCTTCTTATTCAATGATTTCTTCTGGTTTAGTGACTTCGTCCAGTTGCTGTGTGAGTTCCTTAATTTCTGTCTGCAGACTAGCGATAGTCTGCTGTGCGTCGGTTAGCTGTACAGCTAACAGATTCTTAGTGTTCTTCTCTTCTGCCAATTGATTGGCTAATTCTTGGCTTGTCAAAGCGAGTGCTTGATTCAGTTGTTCTTGGTTCAATGATTTACCTCCATGTGCTGTAAAAATTCCGAGCATAGTTACCGTTATTGTTTAGATTTTTGAAATTATCAAAAATATTATCCAAAATAGTCGCTAACGATCGTGAGTCAATATAGAAGTCTTTTGCTGACACCTTGCTTTGAGCAGCCGAATCTATCGGACGTAGCTCCTGATTTGCTACATCCATGTAAAAACCTTTAGTAGCCAACGGATATTGCTGGAACGTGATGCTGTAGGCATTTAAATCTACGATACTGTTTTTGGTCTTTGAGTTAAAAATACGCATCCCTGCAAACGTTTTGTCGTTTGGAGATGTATTGGTCTTGCTCGCGCCAAGTACCGTCGTAGAATGATAGCTTGTTGCGTCGTTGACAAATCGCAAGAAGTGAGTCGGATAGCCATCAGCTATGCGCTGTATAGAGGCTCCATCCGTCTTTAAGCTGATTTGTCCAGTTTGTAAATTAAATTCTGTCGCTCCATTCAACGCAGATAGTATCCCGCCAGCGATTTTACTAGCAGACATAGTTACTGCCTGTACGCTTGTGATAAAGGCACTTTGAGCAAATAACTGCTTAAACAAGGCTTCGTTTGCAATCATCTTATTGACAAAAGCTTGGTCAAACACAAGCTTACTACCATCTATCGAGTTGGTCGCAATTCTAGCAGCATTGAGCGTGCCTGTATTAATCTTGCCTGCGTCCAAATTGCCGATCATTGCGTTTTTGATAACCCCGTTATCAATCAAAGTCTGACCTGTGATATGCGTCAGTCGACCATCGATTCTATTGGCACCATTAGCCAGTAAATTGATTTGGTTAAGTACTGTACCAGCGCTAGTCAGATTTTTAATAGCGTACGAATTATTAAACTGACTAACCTGTGTAGCTGTACCGCTAATCTTATCCTTGACCTCGGTTAGAAATAGACTATCAGCCATGACCATGCGAGCTACTTTGTCTTTGATGCCAGCTTCCGTTGAGCCGATTATCCGTTCGTAGAGATTGACTGTCTCACGTACAGTCTGCAAGTCTACTTGATTAGCTTTACCGCTGACTTGGGATTGCATCGTCGCAAATCGTCCGTCTACAGTGTTCTTGTATTCGGATATTTTGGTGTCTGTGGCGGATGATAGTTCTTCAAATCTCTGCGTCACACCTCTGGCATCTTCCTCATACCTTGCCTTAGCCACATATCCATCTGTGACTGCCGTACGCAGAGCAGTTACTTGCCTTGCTGTCTCGTCTCGACTAGCGGTAAAGTACTGACTAGCTCGCGTCCCTTCCGCGTTCTTGTAGGTTTCTAGGCTTTCTATTCGAGTATTGATTGCAGTCGCTGTCTGCTGAGCGTAGGTCTTAGCATCAACTGCCTTGCCATCCACTGTTTGGATTTGACGGGATAACTCTGCACTAGATTCCTCAGCAGTGCGCTTGTAGGTTGCGATTTCGGAGCGCAACGTCTCCTGTGCAAGCCTAAATTGGGTCGCGACTGTACCATACTCTAGCTGAGGTTTGGTTAGATAAAGGATGGAATTGCTCGCAAAATTGTAAGCATAGATGTACAAATACATTAATTTGGTTGTATCAATATCATCGCTTAATTTAATCTGTCCTGCAACTCGATGCCAGCTATTGGTCGTCGTGATGTTGACTGTGGTTTGACCATCATGGAAACTTCTAGAGCCTCTCTTGTTGTAATAATAAAAACCAAACCAAATTTTGGTCCCTGGTCCAGTCGCATACACATCGCCTGAAAACGTGTAATTTCCAGCAACGAAATCTTCAGCACGTAAAATAGCATTGATTCCCTTCCAGTTTCGACTTCCATCTGACTCATTAAATTCTATTACAGGACCCTTACCGTTGAAAGATTCGCGATAAATAGCGTGATAGGATGTTGTCGGATTTGAGATACCACTGTTGTATAGCGAACCCCATTTCGGCATCAACTTGTTTGTATACACAACACCTCCGACCGCGAAAGTTTCCGAACGGTCTTTCGCGTCTTCAAATCCTGCATTCAGTAATAGGTTCTCCCCACCAACCTGCAAATTTTCAAACCGCTCCGTCACTCCGTCAATCCCACTCTGCAAGTCAGCAGTCTTTCGATTGATACTATCAATCTGTCCTGTCTGAGCATTGACGGTCTGCGTCAGAGACTCGTACTGGGTCCTCGTTTGGCTCAGAGTGTCTTCTACGGTCTTTGCCCGACTGGTAACACTAGCAATGTCGCCAGTGGCTTTAGAAACGGTTTTAGATAGCTCTGAGACGGTCATCTTAGTGCTATTAGCGGTGGTTTCGACACTTGCTACTCGATTGGTCAATTCCGTCTGTGTTTGCGCCTGAGCAAGTATAGTCTGCGCCTGAGACATAACATCTGTCCGAATTGTACCAATAGACCGCTCTAATTCGAGCGCTTTGGTATTAGCTTGACCAATGGATTGGTTGAATGCGTTTCGTACCCGCATTAAATCTGTTACAGTTTGTTCAGCTATTTCTTTAGTCGAAGCAACCTTAGCTAATACATCTGCGATTTGACGGTCTTGGGCTTGCTGGGCAAGTTGATGTTGACGGTTCGATTCAGCGAGCTGTCCATCTATCTGTTGCTTGATATTATCTGCATAGGCTTCTGCTTCTGCTTTTGACTGCTCGATGCCATTATTGATTTCAGATTTGACTTTATTAATTTTTTCATCAAATTCCTTATCCTTATATTCCAGTTGTTGTTGGACTTCTGCTTCGATCTCAGTAGACATTTGCTCGATGCGCTTGCCTAGAAATCCCTTATAAGCATACTGAGTATCATTCCCTGCTTTGCTATCTGCACTAATCTTGGATTTTAGACCGCCCTTGAAATTAAAAGATTGGGTCAGTACAGGGACTTTAAAAGTCTCGATTTTGTTTGTTTTTAACGTAACCCATTGTCCGACATCTAATTTTAGGTGTCCTTGCCAATCAAGCGAGTATGGGTAATATCTTATGTTTTTTAAATCATAATACAAATCATCTAAGATGTTCTGTATCATAAAGTTGTTTTCGAGCTCTAAAGAGCGACCGGTTCGTAAGCCGACCGTTAACGTCTCTTTGTCTTTCTTGCAAGTGATACCTGCAATCTGGTACATAAATTCGCTTTTAGTTAGACCGTGCAAAAAGTAATTATCAGCAGTAATTGTGATATTTGATTCAATCAACCCACGAATTTCCAATTTGCCTTTTCTATTGAAAAAAGCAGAAAAGCCAAGCAACTGAATCGCTTGACTTAGCACTTCTCTAAAAGTAATGTCCTTTTTATCCGCTTTTGATTGGATATGATGCTGAATCGCTCGGAAGCCTAAATCATCTGTTTCTAACTCTACTCCCGTCTTTACACAAATTTCGCGAATAACATCTCTAATCTGTGCCGGGTAAGTCAAGTCAGAAATATAAGGTTGATTGAGCTTGAACATTCCATCTATCAGATCTAATTCTGTGGTATTCCTGTTGCGGTCGATGTTAATATCGTTGACAAAATACTCGCCCATTGCAACCCACTCGAAGGAATCGCCAACTTTTAGTCCTATCTCTGGATAAACTTTATCCAATTTGTTAAAGCTAGTAATGACAGATGTAAAGGTCAATTTAGCCGAACCAGCAACTGTTCCGCCAGGTTTGAAAGTATCGCCGCTGATATATCCATAATTAAAACTGGCTTCTTTGATGTCGCTAGAAGTATAGGCGCCTGCACGAATAGCAAACATCCTATCTTTAGCTAACATAGCTTGGTTAAATGTTACCGTGTGAACCACCTTACCTCTCTATTAAACTAAATTTTAAACCGCTCCATGGTTTGAGTTTTTCATCAAATGAATATGCTGGTGCTGTTCTGTCACCAACATAGAATGTTTTAGAGGTCTGCCCTAAGATAGGGTCCGGATAGGATACTTCAAAGAAAACAGGCTGAACAGCTGATTGTATCAACGCCATCTCAGCCTGTGTTAACATCCCCCACTCGCATTCTAATTTACGCTTGGTAGTAATCCTATCCCTGACCATGTCTCCGTTAGCATTTCGACCTGTCTCGCCATCTACATCATTGATAGCGACTTGAAAAGATTTAGGAGGTACTACTGTAACTCCATTGATAATCAATCGACTCATGTTTCCCTCCTAAATGTTTAATAACAGTTCGCCAGCTTGCGCCTGTGCTTTATTTATTTCATCAATCGCAAAGCGTCCGAATTCTCGGCTGCCGATATTGATGACGATGTCACCACTTGGCAATCCAGACGATTGCGGTAGACCTCCGCCCAAAGCATTAACAACTGCACCGCCGACAACTCGTCCCATTGTTTGCAGGAAGCCTGTATTTTCCAACGGCATAACTACCTCTTTACCAGCCTCCCCAATCATGGCAACGGTAGGGCTGTCCACAATCCCCCCACGAGCGAGCCGTGGAAGATTAACGTAGCCAATGCTACCTAGGCTAACGCCTGGAATGTTATTGATTAAACCAATAACACCGTTAATCATACCGATAAAGCCATTTACAGCGTTCTCAATAGTGGCAAACACACCATTCATCGCATAACGAAATGCACCAGAAACAGCAGTTGCTACAGCGCCACCAATGTTGCTGAACCAACTTACAATATTATCGTAGATGCCACGGAAGAATCCTACAACGTTGCTGAAAGCATTTGTAATACCATTCCATGCCTCAGAAAACTTCTGTCCAAACCATCTACCTACGTTGGAAAATATATTCTCAACATCTTTCCAGCGGTCTCCGAACCATTTACCTAAACCTTGGAAGATGCGGACAATAGCATCCCATCCAGCCTGTAATATTGCAACAATGGTATTCCAGACACCTTTTAAGAATGATAGAATGGCGTTCCAAACGAACATAAAGATTGAAGATGCAAGTTCCCAAATACCTTTAAAAAACTGTACAGTCCCGTTCCACGCTTTCTCCCAATCGCCTGTGAAAACACCGACCAGATACTCGATGATACCACCTAGGATTTTTAAAACAGCTCCTAAAACATCGAAAACAACATTCCACGCTTGTACAAACCATTCTGCAAGTGTTTGGAATATTGGAACAAGTACTGGTAGTATGTTCGCTGCAATCCAATCAAAGAGTGGTTGAAGGATTACTTCCCATACAATTTTTAACAAATCCACTACTTGACCGAATGCGTATAGGAAATTATCAACAAAAGGCTGAATATGGTTATCGAACATATCAGAGAACGATTGTCCGATGCTATCTAATACCGGTTGGACGTCATTGTTCCAACTGTCTATCAGAGTGCCAAAGATAGAACTGAAGCCCTCAGTGAACGAATCAAAGAATGGCTTTAAGTGTTCATCATAAGTTGCATTTAAGCTGATAAAGGTATTCTTGAACAAGTCCTTGATAGACGCGAAGATAGGTTCTACAGCTGATAATAAGCCGATAAATGCCGTTGTAATACCTACTTGATTATCTACGGCTAGACGCTCCCAAAACGCCCAAAAATCTCGTTCAATCTTTCCTGTTATATCATCTATCCCCATCCGAATATAGATTAGTGAGGAGATAATGGCAGAACCGATATCGGTCGCTGCTACGCTTGTGATTGTATCGTAAAAAATTTGTCCAATAGCCTGAGCTAAATTTCCGATACTAGTAATAGTGTCGCCTTTTATCTCAAATTGTCTAATTAGCCAATTCTTTATATCGAGCTTCGTTTCTTTTAAGGATTTATCTAGACTTTCAGCGATAAAGACTGCAATGCCCATCACGACATTTGCGACAGCTCCCATCCCTTGTCCTAGAGCGTAGGATAATTTCTCGCCAAACCTTGCTGCTGCTTGCAAGACAGTTCCGTCCGCAAAGATGTCTTTTAGAGATTGCCGGATACCAACCAAAGCGTTTTTTAAACGGTCCAAGCTATCAGCTCTAAACGACATATTAAAGCCGTCTTTAAACAGGTCTTTTAATTTTGAGAGGTAATCAAAAAGAGGTTGTAGAGTCTTATCCCATCCGTCAAATATGGACTTAAACTGGTTGTCCATATCAGTCAATTCTATTTCTGGCAAGATGTCAGCTCCGCTTCCAGAGCCTCCACCTTTTCTGCCCTTTCCTCCTCCAGAACCATTGCCGGCTCCATCCGAGTCATCTTTGTTCAAGTTCAGGGTAGTGATTTCATCAAAACCAGCTAATCCCATCAGCTCTTTTGCTGCCTTCTTAGCTGATTTGGCGGCATCATCTAGATTATCAGCAGTGCCACCGGATGCGTCATCTACACCGTCCATGGCATCGCCTAGACCGCCTACTGCGTCATTTGCGTTTTGTGCGCCCTGAGCAAGGTTTCCAACTGCGCTATTCTTCACGTTGGCTTTTTTGCTAAACATCAAGCCGATAAACTCAGCAAGTTTAGCAGTGACATTTTTCAAAACCATGGCAAAGGAATTAAGAACAGGCATCATGGCATTGATAATCGGTAGCATAGCATTACCAATGTTCAGCGCAGCATCACTCAGCAATGATTTAAACAAGCTAATACGCCCGTTTACAGACTGTTGCAAGGTATTGCCGTACTTAGCTGTCGCTTGCTCCAAAATAGCCATCAAGCGAATTTGTTGCTGGGTATTGTAGTCCAATTGTTGCCAAGACTGCCCATTCGCAAAACGCTTAAAGGCATTTGTGGACTCAATCATCGCGACGTTGACGTTGATTCCAAGGTCTTCAATCGCTTCTGTGTTCCCTAGCAAACCCGATCGGATACGTTCCATAACGTCGGTCATGGTCCGTCCGCTACCTTGCGCAATAACAGCAGATGTCTGTAACATCTTGCCTGTATAAGCGCTCAGTTTGTCGGAATCTTTGATAAAGTTGGAAAATAGATTGGAATAAACCGCTCCGTACTTGGTAGCTTCTCCAACGCTCATGTTCATGGCATTGGCGTTGTCATTAATCCATTTTAAAAATGCTTGGGAACTTTCGCCCATCTGTCGTTTGATTTGATTGACCGAAGCACTGACTTCAAGAGCCATCTGCGTAGAATACATGCCAAGGTCTAACATTTTCTTGCCTAGATAAGCTAACGCGGTAATCTTGGCAAGTTTGCCCAAAGCAGCTGCCATGCCACCAGCTTGTTGACCTACACGCTCTCTAAGACCTTTTGTCTTGTTTTCAATTTTGTTTTGAGTCTGCTTCATCTGAGATTCCAATTGCTTCATCTTTTTTTGAAATGGAGCAATCTCGCCTTCGACAATAACTCTCAACTCTTCTAAGGTTGTAGCCATAGTTCCCCTCCTTTCCATGTTATCTTATTCGGAAGTTTTGAATCTTCCTCTCATTCTCTCTGCATATGCTCTCATCTGTTCACGATGGATTATCAAATCTCTCTCAATTCGAGCTTGTTCAATCTGTTGTCTATCCTCTTCAAATAAAGCTGGATAGAAGTCCCAAATGTCGGGTGCCTCGCCTTTTTCCTGAAACATCATGGAAACAAAGCGAGCTATCATTTGCGATTGAACAAAGTTATGCGAAGCAATTTCCTTCTGTCTCTGGAATTGTTGTCTGTTGTAGCTATCAACTAGCTCCTTCAATTCCAGCAAAGTATATTCCCAAAAAGAAAACGGGTCTATCCCTGCATCTAATGCTGTTAGATAAAACCCGTTAATCAATTCTGTGACCGAACAAGGACCAGAACCTACTCGACTGCTGTCAGCGTTGATTCCTTCTCTTCCTTGTTCTTCGGAATAAAACCCGATACTTCAAACAAAGGCATGATGATGTCTGCCATCAATTCTGTTTGTCCATAGCCCTCGTCGACATATTCATCGAATAAGTCATAGACGTCATCTAGCTTGATACCGTGATGGAACTTCTGCAAAGCCCCTTGTACAATTAGCAACATCACTTTGAGAGCAGGTAGGTTAAACTGTTCTCCTGGTTTCGGCATGAAAATTTTGAGCAAGTTAACGCCTAATTTTTCTTCAATATCACACACTTGACGGGTACTGAGGCGTAATTTATAATCTGTACCTTTGACTGTCCAAGTGATGTATGGTTTACGTGTTGACATTTATACCTCCTTAAAGTACTACTGGGTCAGTGAATTCTAAATCTGACTGTAGAGCCAATTTCAATGTAAATTCGATTGCAGAGTTGACACCGCCACCGCCTAGCTTGACAGCAATCTGAGCTGAGAAGCGGACAGTAGTACCATCTGGATACTCTTGCTCAAAGTGACGGATAGCTTTTGAATCAGATAACTTACGCAAAGTACGATAACTAGAAGTTGTTTTGGAATTCTCGTACTTGAATTTATATTCCAATTCGCCAGCGTCGCCAATACCAAATTCATACTGCTTAATGGTATCCGCAAGGGTCGTATTCTCAACTTTCTCAGGGTCAATACCAAGTTCTGGAACTTCTTTCAAGCCCTCGATAACTGCATAGCCAGACCCCTTGGTCTCGCTCATTTTCAATTTAATTCCGTTTGCTAACATGTTTTATCCTTCCATTCTGTATTGGTAAACGATTCGGGAGTTTAGATCTAAAATCCCCTCAAATCGCATGACTTTGTGTCGTAAGTGCGTTGGGTCGGGCGTATCCACGCTGGATGTACGTTTTAGCCCGAGAGATGCAAAAATCGCATCAATCGCTACTGCTAATTCTGACGTACTATCATTGTGGAAAATATCGACCTTGTAGCGCAAATAGGACATCTGTTCTGTATCATCTGTAATCTCGTAAGGCTTGTTTTCCTCTTCTAAGTAGATGATAACCGGGAAATTCTCCCAATCTTTCGGATATGTATCTGTCACATTGTCCGCAACCTCTTTCAATTTCTTGTAAATGATGGGCTTAATATTTATCATTTGCTGACCTCTTCAATTAACTTACGTTTGACAAATCTATTGATGTTCTTCGTGACTCGCTCTTCATTATCCTTAAGGGCTGGATAAAGATAAGGTTGGGCGACTTGACCAAACATCTTGTAAAACTCACCGAGCTTTTGAAACCGATAAGGACCGACATCAATCTGGGACTCATGGACATACCAAGGCGTACTGCGATAAGACACGTTGACATTTGGCGAAATACCTGCGTGGTTTGCAGCACCTTTGGGACCTGTACCGAATTCAACAAATCCACCATGGTCTGATGTGCTAACCACTTCAGCTCTCGGATTCCCAGACTTAGACATCCGAACCTTAATACCTATTCGCAAATCACCATTGTTGGCAGGAGCACGCAATTTAGCATCTGCTTGGACAACGCTCTTGGCAGCGTTGTGTACAGCTTTCGCCATAATTTCGGTCTGTCGTTGACTAGACAATCGTTTGAGCTTTGAGATTAACCTATCAGCACCTATCAATTGCGACATTGTTCCAACTCCAAGACTTGATGGTTTGTATAACGCTTAATAGAAATAACTTTGTGGGTCACTTTATCGCTATTGATACAAAAACCATCGCCTTCATCAATAAGAGTTTCACGGTCTACCAAGCAATTCAAAATATATGCCAACCTCTGACCGTATATCTCAGCTTGCAAACGACCACTAGCAGGCCATATCTCAGCCCGTATCTCAGTAGCAACATCGCTATAAGTAGCTTTCTTGATACCCTCATCACTCGTCACTATGACAGCTTTACGGATCAAATATGGTTTTAGTCGGTTTCGCTTCAAACGCACGACCTGCCACCCTTGCGAGTCTATGACTTCGGATACCGTTCAAAATAGTATCGGATAGCCCGTCTTTATAAGACACAGACACGCCCCCTTCGCTTCGTGATGTTTCGCCTTCGCTACCTTGACGGTTGTACAACTCGAGCGCTACTTCCAATTGCATTCCTTCAAGCGCTGGCGTAAGCTGACTTCGATTCGTCTCAGTCAAAATGATATTTTTAGCCCTCAAAAGCAAAGGCGAGAGGACTTTTGAGTCACTCTCGCCTGTCAAAGTTTTTAATTCTTCTAGCATATCCGCCCCCTATTTCGCAGGAGCTTCTGCTCCTTTGGTCTTGATTTCTTCAATGTAATCAGCCAAATTCACATCTTGCAATTTAGCGTTTTTCTTCATCTGCTCATGACGTTCCTTGGTTAGTTCGATGACATCATCAACACGATGAACAAAACCAAGTTCATCATCAGTAAACTCTTTTAATACCTTAAAGCGCATTTAGAACCTCCTAGACAAGCTCTTTCCAGTTGGCTGAATCGCTACCAGGAGCTGTTGAGGATGAATTTACTTTCTTAGTGGCTTCAAACAGCTTACCTTCGTTTTGTACACGGGCACCAGCTTCATAAGTTGAACCAGATACCCACTGCTCTGCACGGATGTTTAATTTGCCTTGTGCACTAACTTTTGCTTCTGGCTTAGACGCTGCAATAGAAATGATGTATTTCTGGTCAAAATCAAAGACAAATGCACCAGTATACAACAATTGTTCCACCAATTCACCAAAACGACCTGGGATGTTGTTGTTATATTTCGTTTCATCTACTTGGATAGGCGAAACGACTACCCCGCCGATTGTCGCAACAGCTTGGACGCCTTTAAGGTACTTAGATGGCACTTTGTAAACCGTGAATGTATCCAACTGACCGACATAACCTTTGTAAAGCACAGTTTGATTGGTGTCCCCTTGTGGAAGGTTGACAATTTCTGACTTAATCGCTTTATAAAATGCTGGCGTCACAAACAACAAGCGGTTTTCCACTACGTCCAATTCATCCAATTTCTCAGAAACATCCAAGACAGCTTGGTAAGAATTATTAGCGCCTTTAGTATTAGCTGGTACGACATTGTCGCTGACATTACCAAGAAGAGCATCAAAGCGAAGATGGTCCAAGTATGGCGCCACAACTTCGGCAGCTTGACGAGCGACAACATAATTGACATTGACTTCGCCGTTTGAATCGCGCTCATCTAGACGATCCACAAAACGCCCCCAGTATTTTTCTTGATCTAGGGTGTAAGTGCGCTCTTCGGTTTGCGCATGGTCAAATTCATTGTCTGCATTACGTTTGTAATCTTTGAGTTCTGTTGTGTCAGATTTTGTAACAGTAAATGAACGCCCGTTCATTTCCACTGCATCATTCGACAACAAGAGGGGAGCAGAGTAAGATTTTTTAGCGGCGACTTTCTCGATAATCCCTAAGAATTTTTCACGGGATGTTGCGGTGTTAATATTTTCAAATGGCATATTTTATTTTTCCTTTCTTATTTCAAAAAATCACGTTCCCACTTTTCAACGGTTGGTTGTTCTTGTGGTGCTTTCTTCATCGGTGCACTTCCTTTGGTCTTATCAGCAACACCTTTCAAGACTGCTGCTTCCCAAATCTTTTGGATGGCATCGATTGAATCGCGTACACTGTCAGCGTCTGCGAGATTAACCACGTCTACTAACTCGATTGGTAAGCCGCGCTCGCTTAAAATCGTCTTAGCTTCTGCAGTTAGCTCTCGGCGTGTGATTTCCGCTTCACGATCAGCAAGGTCCTGTTCACGCTTGTCAAGCTGATATTTCTGCTTGTCTTCGGCGTTCATCTTGGCTAATTTCTTAGCTTCTGATTCAGCTTTTTCCTGTTCTGTCTTCCACTTAGCGAATTTCTTGTCAATGATGGCATCGACATCAGCATCAGTGTACTTCTTTTCGTCTTTCGGGTCTGTTGTGACTTGTTCAGGTTCAGCTGCTACCTGTTTGTCATCTTTGACCACTTCGACTGTTTGTGTTTCTTCGTTCATTGCGAACCTCCTATTTTTTTACAGACTATCCCTAGTCTTTATTCCATAGCTTTTACCGTCATCAATGCTTGGACCATAAAGAAAACTGGTCAATTTCGACCAGTTTAAAGTAATTTAGAGTAGTTTCAAGCAGTCTTTCCTGCTGTCAAGATGAGTGACCACCTCCTATTGAAAAAATTCTGTTGATGCAGACCAACCTGCAATATTGTCAAAGTAGAAAGCACCACTTTTTTCTTGATTTGTACTCTTTCCAAAGTAATCGAAAGCAACATATTCATCTGTCACATCCACATTACTTACATCTTGAAACAATAATGTTTCACCATTTTTCAAAAAGATAATAACTTGTTTTTCCATTTTTTCTCACTTTCTACTAAACCAAGACTTCTTGGACAGCTTGTCAGCTACTTTCTTTTCAAGATAATCAAATCTCGAATTCGTAGCCTGTGCATTGCGTTCGACGGTTGAACGTAGCTCGGCAATTTCATTTGCCTGTTCGGTGTTTTCATCAAGTAGATTTTTAATGATGTTCAATGCAATAACAACAGCTTCTTTAGTTCCCTGAACTTGTTCAATCAGTTCACGCTTTTTCTTGATTCGCTTATTCATAGCGACCTCCTTTTCAGAATTTATAATCTTTTAGTGACCTTACCACACTTTTTGCAATAATAAAAATCAATCTTATAATGCCCTAAATCTTTGAACCAAAAATCATGAACACATAAGAAAGTCTTGACGAACCATTTTTTTATTTTACTTAGTTGGTACATACTCCCTCCCATTTTTGAGCATAAGAAAAGCACTCGATTGCTCGAATGCTTATTTAAATAATTGGTCTGCCTTCTGCAAATGCTATTTTTGCTTCAGCTAACGTCATTCTATTCGGACCGCCGTCAATGTTTGTTTCACCAGTGTTTTCCCAATTGCATTCGCACACATCAAATAACATGACATTCCGTCCACAAACAGGACAGTGAATATATTCTTCTCCATCAATCAGGAAAATCTCGTTTGTAGTTTTCACGATAATACTCCTCTCCGTCATCTGGTTTTAACATTGTGTTCAATCGCGCCTGATTATTTTTGTTTCGCTGACCTATTACGATAATGTTCTCAGCTTTATCATAGCGAACTCTACGTCCACCCTCGGTCTCATAACCCAAAATATTTTCATCAATAGGACTAGCGATGAGTTCCGATGCAAGCTTTTGATACTCTTCTTTAGTCAAGCTTGGAAACTCGGCCTGATGTTTCTCAAAATGACCATTAAAAGACTTCTCAGACGGGAATTTCGCTTTTATCCATCTAGCTTGGTCCTGTAACTGTCCATATCCCTCTTTATCATTATACTTCAAATCAATATAGTCTTCAAGCGATTTAGGGGCTTTATCTCCAAGAATTGACTTATATTTCTCGTACTGGTTATTGGCACGTTCGATCTTCCAAATGTCCAAGTTATCCGTCTTGTATTTTGGTTTGACATACTTCTCATACCAGTCTTTATACGTCATATTGGCAGGGACTTGAATAGTTTTGCCTGTCACTGGGTCTCTGGCGCTTCTGGTTGCTTTGGCTAACCATTCTGAATCGTCTGATGCTATTGTATCCGACCGACACCAAGGATGCATAGGAGGATAGTTCTTGCCAGTTATCCGTTCGCTAACTTTGTAGATTTTACCATCATGCTCTCGACAGATACTTGACGTTCTCAGATCTAATGTTGCGAGAAAACGATAATATTCCACATCTGCTTCTTCATAAGCCTTCGCTTCCATTTCTGCATGGAAATAACTCGTTTCTGTTCGAATCAACCGTCGAGCATTTTGACTCCCTTTTCCGAATTGAGCCTCAATGACTTCTGCGGTCTCGTGAGCTGATCGACCCGTTAACAGACTGACAGCCAATTGCTTTTGTAGTTCATTTGCTAAGGCTTGAGTATTGTCCCAAATTCTCTCTGAATAATTCGCTCCTAGCCATGGAGTTTGCTGGATGGCTCTGATTTCCTCTGGGTCAATCTTGTTAAATGCAAACGCCACGCCTGATTGCTGCTGTAGGTCGAAAATCGAATGGTAATAAGCATCTGGAATAAACTCATCATAGAAGGCTCTAGAAGCCTCGTTTTCAGCTTTGTACAGTTGAGCTTGTAAATTATCCGCCTCACGTTGCAAAGCCTCGTATCGCTCAATTCTGGAAGCGTAGGGAGCCGAATCAAGTAAGATAAGCAACTGCCGTATTTCTTCACTATCGGTTGTGTTTTGTAAAGCTGATCTTAACTCCCGAATATCAGATAAATTCTTGACATTAGCCAGTACCCTAGCGGCTTCATCTTCCGTCAGTCCGTGGTCTCTGCGGTAACTTTCAAAGATTTGGTCAATTTTGGATGTGATATGCCTACTTGCTAGCTTGTGGATTTCGTCGAGTTGCTTTGCGGTTTGCTCTGCCTTGTCCATTTCTTGAACCATTCGCTGAGCTTTCCGCTTCTCCCAATACTTCTGATTGTCCATCTGTCACACTCTCTTCATAAGGCAAATTCTGGCTAAATGCAGGTTCTTCTTGCGCAGCCTCTTTTTCTTTTTCAAGCGCCTCAATCTCTGCATCTGGGTCTTCCACAAACGGCAAGAGCGAAATAAGTTGGCGTAGACTAACCTTGTCTTTGAGATTGCTGATGATTTGGGAAAGTTCCAACAAATTCTTTGGCAAACCACGGCTAAACTGCGGAATAATCGCCTTAGCATTTTCGTAAATCTGAGACCAGTTGTAATAATTCGCAAAAATCTGTATGCGTTTGTGTAAAGATTTGATATAGTATCGTTCTTTGGTCTTGGTAATCATTTCAAGACCCAAAAGCTTAAATTCCATAGCTCAATTTTGTTATCGTAGTGGCTCTTTATCCTCTACTTCTTATGGTTTCCCATAAGTTCAGACTATCTCTTCACCCCAATGGGGCGCTGGATTTCGTGGGCGTTTCTGCATATAAAAAAGACGGGGGACACCGTCTTTTAAACTTAGCTTACTCCACCTAGTCGTTAAACCTTACTGACATTTCTGCCAGCAGTGGTAATTGATTAGCTTCGATAATACGTTACTATCCTTCCTTTTTCATCTCTCACGATAATTTTGTCGCTCATGTCAACACCTTTGCTAAATTGCCTCAAATCATATTTTTTATAATTAAGCAAAATATCATCTATCGTATCATCATTAACCACTAAATCATCTCGTTTTATAGATTGATAGTATCGATAAACCAATGTCGCAAAAGAAATATCGTGTTCTTTTGATAACTTTTTCAGGTAATCCTTTAAAATATAACCTTTATAAAAAACATTATCTGAACGATTTCTTTTATTTTTATGTTCGGTGACCCATCTACAATTTTCAGGAGAATAATCCTTATTATTATCTATTCGATCGAGTTGCAGTCCGAATTCTGCGCCATTTTCAATAGCCCAATTTCTAAAACTTGCAACATTCCCGAACTCCTCTGAAACACCTATCCCACGTTTACCATACCACTTGTACGCCCAATGTTTTTCATCATAACATCTAGCTAACATGGAATAATACACTTGATTAAGGTGCTTATGCATTTTATCTTTTATCATTGGTTCTCTCCTAACAATTTATATTCTTATTATATCACAAAAGATTATAAATTACTAGGTATTATCGTTTTGCGCCTTCCAATTTTAACCCAGTTTATTACCTTGAAATTACTCTCAAGGAGGGCAACTATTTCACCCCTGATGTATTTCCTGCGAAATTCTCATCTGAGAGATTGGGGACGTGACTAAAAGTGTAAATATCCTCTTTCAGCGCCTTACGAAGCACTTCGACCGTAGCCTCATCCAAGACATTCTTCAAGAACTCAGCACTTGCGTCTTTTGGTAACTCCAACAAGCCTTCTTCACGCAGTATCTCCATCGCTTCTTTTGCTTCTTCCGGTGTATCCGCCAGCGCTGCGCCATATAATACCAAAATAGACTCAATAGCTTGTTCCTTGTCGTTCACACGGTTGCCCATCAGTGAGTTATACGCATCTATCAAGCTAATCTGTTGCTCATAATCCCCGACCATATAGCGATTGTTTCGGTATTCAATAATAGGCAGGGCTCCAAGATTATGCGGAACACCCTCTTCTGACTCTTTCTTCTGCTCACGTAAAGACATGCTATATTGCAGGTTCTCTGTCAATACCTGAGCTCGATAATACGTCTCTTCCGTCACATCGTCCTTCGTTTGATAATAATAGACCGCAAACAAAGGTTTCTGTTCAATCGAATCATCATAAACAATAAACGTATTCTCAGGTTCTAGACTGCGAGTTACCAGCTCATTTTCATCCTCTTTGACATAGATATACTCATAAGACCTGCCGTAGATTGCCATGTTCAAAGCGTTGTCTGAGTCTGTCGAATCAACATCTGCATTATCAAATGCTTTTAGCAATTCCTCGATGTCTATATCATCCGTCTTGGGATAGCGTATAGCATTGCCCATAAAGTAACCTGTGGCGGTATCCGCAATATCCTTGGCATGATTGGCAACCGTCTTAAAATTTGGCAGGTTGCTTCTGCGTGTGTGTTTTTCGATTGCGTGCTTACCCAAGTAGTAATCTTTTAACTTTTTGAGTTTATTACTGGTCTGGGCATGCTTCAGAATCAATTTGTAAATGATATCTTTATCCAAATTCTGCTCATTGTACAATGAGCGACTATAGACTAATGTTTCTTCCATTTTGCTCCTTTCTACAAGCCGTAAAGCGATTTGCGTTTGACTTTGGCTTTAGTTCTAATTTTGTCATTAATTGCTTCAACTACGCCTGTCAGTGCATCTGCAGCATCATCATGAGCGTTCTTACCTTCTCTTTGATAACTCATAAGGTTTTGATATAATTCTGACCAACGATGTCTCCAGTTTTCAGGGAAATAGATATGCTCTATTGCCCAGGTCGTATTTGTCAAAATTCTTGCTTGTTTATTTTGAGACTGATGAAACCAATTAAAAACTGTATATCGGTTTTGGTAGCTATCTTGCGTCAAACGTTCAACGTTTCTAGCGAATCCGCGACCGCCATTATTACTTTCGATGTCACATGTATTGACTTGCCACTCTGCTAGTTTTTGAGCTAGCAAAGGCTCTGTCACTTCCATCGGTTCCTTTGTAAAAACAACGTCCAAGATATACGCTTCATTGTCCATAGTGATGCCGTAGATATAACTAGCTAGATAGTCCTTGCCTGTATCTGCCGTATCAGTGTAAGCACTAATACGCTTAAATGTCGGCTTGTCAACATAGGTTTTAAATCCACTGTACAACCTGCCCTTGATGTCAATAGGTTCTTGCTGGTAGTTCGCAGACGCAATATCAGCTCCCATAGTCTTAGTCTTTTGAAGATAAGCTTGTTTACTCAATACTTCGTCACAAAGCATCGTATCCGTCGCTTCGTCGTAAGCTTTCATGCTAATGTGCTTGACTTTGTAATCAGACTTAGGAAGTTCAATCAGCGCCTTACCTGCCAAATCTTGCGAATGCCAACGTGTCATGATAATAATGATTTTTCCGCCCTCTTCAAGACGTGAAAGCATCGTGTTCGTGAACCACTCCCAATGTTTTTCTAAAACGGTTGCGTTGTTAGCCTCTTCTGCATTCTTGATAAGATCGTCAACGATAATAATGTCAGCACCGAAACCAGTCGCTGTACCTGTTGGACTTGTAGCCAAGTAGTTATTATAGCCGCCTTCCAAACTCCACAAATTCATAGCTGCATCACCATATTTTATATGTGTATCTGGAAAAATGTCGTTAAACACAACAACATCTTCATCTGCCTTCGTTTCCTGAATAGCATTTCTGACATTTTTCGAAAATACAGTTGATAACGTTTCGTTGTACGAACCAGTCATTATCTTTTTATCGTTGTCATTTCCAAGCAACCACTGAACGAACATGCCTGCCGTCCTTGATTTTCCGTGTCTGGGTGGTTCGTTGATAACCAACACATTATGCTCGTCGTCGCTTAAAAAGCCTTGCAAGTCATTGCAAAGCTCAACCAAGTATTTTCGAGATGGTTTGTAAAAGTCGCTTGCCATCAAATGACAATAGTAAAAGAAATCGCGACGAGCTAACTCAAAACGCGCTTGTTGCCTGATTGCTGTTCTATCCATCATCAATCAACTTCCTTAACTCATCCGTTGTCAAGTCGGCAAATGGGTTGGTTTGGTTGATATTGACTTCACCATCATGTGTCACTGCTTGTTTTGTTTTAAAATCGTTGTCACGACGTTCTAAGTACCATTTTGACAAGTCTATATCCCCATCTTCAATCGCTTTCGATATATTAAGTTTAGCTCGTGTTTTAACACGTTGCTTAAGTAGCTCTTTTCGGTCAAAAAAATCAGGATTTTTATCGCAATAATCATAAAGTGTAGGTTTACTGATATCGGCATAAAGACAAGCTTCTTCGTCGCTTAAACCTCTTAAAAATGCTTCCTCTAATTTCTTTACTGTTCCTTGCGTCATCTTGGTTGGTCTACCACGCTTTGTTTTCGCCAATATCATCACCTCCAATCAAAAATAAAAAGCCACACGATTGTGTGACTAATGCATATTAGGTCTTGGTCCGATATGCGATTGACCAGACCTCCGAGTCAAGGTCCCCGTAGGATTCACTTACTCTTAAACGGGAACAACAGGATTCGAACCTGCATATTAAGCAACCATGCTTCAAAAGGAATCAAACCTTATTCGCAAGACTTCCCCTCTTGCGACTCTACCAATTGAGCTATGTTCCCAATTTAGATACCGAGTTCGATTTTCATAAAGAGACTGGCAGTCAATTGACAATGACTGAAATGTTAACGTTTATCTCTTCTCGGTATCTTGACAATACTATTTTAACATCTCGAAAAACGAATAATCTATACAAAAACTTTTGATTTCTTGGTCAAAACTCTAATTTTGAACTAACAAACTTCCGCTTCTATATTGTTCCGCAAACGATAATAGTGCATCGTTGAGTTCGATATAGAAACTAGCTTCTGATAAATACAAGTCATTGTATATCTCAAAGTCGTACCGTTTGCCAGCGTATAGATACTTCTCGTACAGTATCCGTCGATGTGTTGGATTGAGTAGATTATTGATCGCATATTCAATCGCTTCAAGCTCCGCTTCCGCATCTACTCGATTGATTGCCAAGCGTTCCACAGGCCTGCTAGGATTGCCATTAGCTTGTCTTGGTTCGAAAGTGTACACTGCAGTAACTTTCTGTCCATCTACATCGTTCGCTACTCTACGCCAGCGAGGGTACTCTTTCAGTTTTCGTTTTGCATTAGCTTTCGTTTTTTCGAAGTCAACTTCTGGAAAAAAAGTCATCTGCTCATACCTTTCTGTGATATAATATTATTAGAGTTAATTACATCACAGTCAGTACAAGCGTGCTGGCTTTTTTATTTTTCCCACGGCTGTCGCTGATGGCTATAATACGGATACAAAATACGTATCTTGCCACGTTGCGCTAGTACTTTAGATTTTGTATCTTTAGTTTGCTCGTACAGCTCGTCTATTTTATCCAACATGCGTTGTCGCGGTGGTCGTCCGTCTAGCCATTTGTAGACAGATAGAGTCGTCACACCCATCTCGGTCGCAAATTGGTCTCTCGTCCATCCTGTCTTTTGTAGGATGTGTTTGATTTTATCTGCTGTGGTCATTCCAAGTCCTCCAACGCTGCCCATCTGAATTGTTGGTATTTTTTCGCTTCTTCTTGGGTGCAACGGTAGGCAAGTTTTTCCACACATTCAGGGTAATCCGTCCAAAATATGTCATATGTTTTTCCTATCTCTGTTTCGGAAAATTTTATATAGTAATACTTAAAGTGACTCGGCTCTGGTACATCGACCAGTAGCACGCCTAGTTTTTCGTTAGTCATTTAGTACCTCCATATTAAAACGGTTTCTGATGAATTTTTTCGCCAATTCGGGGTTTACTCCGTTTCCTAATTTTTGATAGATTATACCAATATCATTCTCATTAAAATTTCTGTGTAAATATTTGTTTAAATTTCTTAGATTATAGTGCCTATAGGCTATGTTTTTGTTTGGATTTGCATATGGCTGGCCTTTAACGATTGTTCGGCTACACCACGTTAACACTTTCTCTTTTACATCTAAGTGGCATTCACAATCTTCAATCTTGAAATATGTATTAGTTTTCGGAATGAGTATCAATTCAAGATTGTGGTTAATGTACGAATCGGGGAAGCAAGCCATTAATGCTTTTAATTCTTCCAAAGCACAAATTTTCATACTACCCCTCCACCAACTCAGGATTTTCATAGATGTTGCCAGATAGAAAAACCGTACAATTTTCCAAGCAGTCAAACAAACTATCCCAAACTTCTTTTCCCGTTTTGATATCCAACAGTTTCCAACACCCATCTCTATACACAATTCTAGCGTTTCCACTATCTTCCCATTCATCAAAATATGTCCATAATATCACATCATCTTCGAATAATTCATCTTGGCGAAATGTGTCAAACAACCCTGTGGTTTGCATGATGATTACATTGTCTAAAGGTAATTCAAAAGGCTCTTCTCCCGTGCGAGAAAGGTCCTTAGCTAGACCATCAAGTCCAATGTATACATCATGTCTCCATGCATGAGATATCTTATCCCACGCTCTAAACTTCGGTACTACCATTCTTCTCCTCTTTCTACGCGTTCGACCAAGCATTCGCCACAATACCCTGTCTGAAAGATACTGCCATAGTCCAATGTGCCTTCTTTGTACTTGCACCCACATTCTTCGCAGGTCTCAATTTTCGGTATCAT